TGGCCCCGTCACCGCGAAGGTGAAGCTGATCTTTTTTGACTTCATATCAACCTCTCAAACAGTCCCGGTACGCAGACCCGCCGGGCCAGGGGGAGAAACACGCGCTGCGCTCGCGGGGTGTGCTAGAAGGCGATGTCGTCGTCAAAAGGATCGTCGTCCTGCGCTGCCCGTGGTGCTGCTTTCGGTGCTGGCTTCGATGGTGCCTGGTCGTCACGATTCCCACCGTGCAGGCTGATGTCGTTGACCATGCAGCACAGCTTGCTCGCTGCCTCACCGGACTTGCTGGTGTAGGACTCAACGCGCACCGGCCCGGATACCGACACAACCGCGCCTTTCGTCAGGTACTGCGCCAGCTTCTCGCCGCGCTCGCCCCATATCGCGCATGAGACCCAGAGCGTTGACTTCTCACCGCCTCGCCGCTCATCGACCGCGAGGCTGAAATTCACAACGTCCTTACCGCTTGGGGTGACGCGGTGTTCGGCATCGCGGCCAATGCGACCGGTGAATGTTCCGTTGTTCATGCTGCTTTTTCCTGTTCGTACATCTCAACAAGCGCCGCCAGTTTCCCATCCAGTTCGGACAGGAACGCCGACACCATTTCCTCAAGTTCTGCGATTCGCTTGTCGTCGCGTTCTACCCGAGCCGTCCACAACCGCATTGATTCGGGCATACGCGGGTCGAAGCTGGCGAAGTCGCACCATTTCCGCCCGGTGCAGGCCATCTGCCACAGCATCTGTGTCCGGTACTTTTCCGGCACCTTGCCTTCCAGCAGGGTGTCGATATGGGTCGCTGTATTCGGACACTTGATTTCGATAAGCCCGTCCTCACCGATAAGCCCGTCTGGTGAAGCGCCAGCCATCGCTATCGTCGGGTGGTCAACAAAGCCCACCTCGGCAACATCAGCGCCGGTAAAGAACTCGTAGGCTGCGCGGGCCAGCGGCTCATTGTCCGTTCCCCATTGCATCGCCGCGTTACTGTAGCTGTCGGCTGTCGCCTGGGTTAGCCGCTCGGCGATAATTTGCGCCATGTAGTTAGCGCGGCTCGCCCCCCAGCCGGTCTTTGTCTTGGCGATCACGTCCGAGACGCGGGACGCGGTGACCTTGCCCAGCCTTGCGGCGAACCATTCCGGCGTTCCTTGAACGATCATGCTGCACCTCTTTTCTTTTCCAGTGCGGCGATGGCCTTCGCATAGGACGCCGCCGGGATTGCCTCGATTGATTCGGCCCGGAAGTATTTGAGGAACTTTGCCTTGTCGCCGCCCACCTCGGTCAGCAGGGCTTCGATGTTCGCGACCTGTTCGCGGCTCACCGTTTCCGGGTCTGGGTCGTTTCCGTCGTTGTCTTCCTCGCCAATGGCGATATTGAAGATCATCTTCTGCAAGTACCGCATCCCGTAGGCCGTGCCAGCACCGAAGGCGTGTGTCTTGGTCATCACGTCGCCGCCTTTCGCGCCCTTGCCGTCAGCCGGAACCATTGCGTTATAGGTGCGCGTATGACCGGCAGAGTGCGAGACATAGGCCAGCACCCGGACGAAGCCCTCTGGCGCTTCCTGTCCAGTGTCGAATGAAATGCTGAACCCGTGCGCGGTGTAGTGGGGGCGCAGCTTCCCGTCCAGTGCGGCATATGAGGCGTACTTGCTTCGGGTCTGCGTGTTGTACAAGTCAGCCGCAACACGCCCCACTTCGGCCTGCACCCTTGTCATCGCGTCGTTGAACGCGGCCTCGGCGTTCTTCGCCAGGATTCGCTCATGCATCAGCAGCAGGCGTTCCATCTTGTCCATATCAACGGACGGATCTGATGCTGCCCGGCTGATTACCGACATGATCGTCCCGGCGTCGGTCGTTGCCACTTCCTGCGGCATAACGTTTTGTTTTATTACTGCGTTCATGTCTGTCTCTCCTCAAAATCCAGTCAGCTCAAAAAACCCCCACACCGTCACCAGCCCCGCGATAAAGCCCGCGATGAAGATCACGTGTGGCGTCGGGTCGAAGTCGGACAGGTCGTCCGGGTTGTTGTCCTTCCAGCCGGTTGCGTGCTTCATGATTCAAACACTCGGCGCAGTTCGATAGTCTGTGCGTCCCTCGCTGCGGCCCCCGCTGCGGCCCCCGCTGCCCACGCTGCGGCCCCCGCTGCCCACGCTGCGACCAGTTCGACGTCTGTTTCCTGCCCGTGCACATATCGTTCGGCCACATCAATCGCATCGAGACTGCACTGATCTGTCATCAGGTGCTGCACTTGTCGAGCGCACCAGACCGCAAACAACCGCCAGTCCTTGTCATACTCAGGGGCAGACCGCATACACCACAGCGCGTCGTCAAACCCGTTACTGTCGAGGATCGTGGTAAACGCCAATGGCTCGTCGTCTGCTTCAGTCTTGCCGAGATAGGTCAGCAGTTTTTTCCAGCCATCAGTGCAAGGCTCGTGTTCTCGGATTTTGTTCAGCGTCGTGTGTTTCATGACCGCCCCTCCAGTTTCGCCAGCACCGCATCGGCTTCGGCCAGTCCTGCGCGGCTGCTGCGGATACCGTTTTCCGTAAGCTGACCATTTTTCAGATCGAGCAGCATCATCAGCCGGTAATTGGCAAGCAGGCCGATCAGCAGGGTTCTGTCCTCACCACTCAGGCGCACGGGTTCGTCGGTGTACAGGTCGATTGCGGGGTTCATGCTGCTTCCTCCGCTTCTGCCTTCTGCTTCCGCCAGTCGCCGCTCAGGGCGTTATTTGCCATCGTCAGCAGCGTTTCCCTGTCGGTGAAGCTCATGCCGATATTCAGCACCGCGAATGCCGCCAGGATTCCCTCGCAGCGTGCGCAATCCTCGGCGCGGCGCTTTGACCACTGTTCGATTGTTTCGCTCATGCCAGATCCTCCGCCCAGTTCATTTCGTCCAGCATTTCGCGCTGCGCCTCTGCCTCATCAGCGAGGTAGTTCGCAACGAGCTGGTCGATCCGGTCCGCGTGATCCGAGTAAAAGTCGGACGCTTCCGGCGCTGACATGTGGATCGGCTTCATTGCGTCTTTATCGTCGCGTTCGCGGATCTGGCGGAAATAAAGCCCGGTTGGATCGAATGACCCGTCCTCGTAATCGCCCTCGATCTCGGCTTCGACTACGAGGCCGTAGAACTGGACGTTCAGGCTGACTTCGATTCGCTTTGCCATCTTGTCTCTCCCTGCCGGGTTGTCCGGCTTGAAAAGAACTCTAGCGGAAGCCGCGTTAGCTGTCAACAGTCCAGCCGTTAATATAATACTTGACATATGGAACGGCTCTGGTGTTAGACTCTGGCCTATGGAAAAGACACCGATATTACGAGCTTGCGATGCGGTCGGCGGTCAATCGGCCCTCGCCCGCGCACTGGGTCTGAAATCTCAGGGTAGCGTTTCGGGATGGATTGCCCGTAACACGGTCCCCGCCGAACGGGTACTGCCCATCGAGTCGCTGACCGGCGTCAGTCGCCACGAGCTGCGGCCAGACCTGTACCCACGGGAAAGGCGTCGGGCGTGAACCGGCCCTATATCCTGCCACCAGTCTGCACAGGATCGCGCCTGCCGAACGATCCGCCCAAATGGTTACTGCGGGAAGGGTATGAGCCAGAACCGCGTAATCAGCACGGGCTGACGCTGGCTGATGTTCCAGCGTGGCTGCGGGCTGAAAAACTATGACTGCGAAACGACAAGGGCCCCGGTTTCCCGAGGCCCTTGCGGACTTGCCCTGTTCGGGCGTAGTCTTGCGAGTGTCAAGTTCGCGGGCAAATCATTGCCGATTTCAGCTCCCCGCGCAAGTGACCGTCAAGGCGCACGTTAGTCGAGGGGGTTGTCTGTCCCCGCCCGCCAGGAAAGCAGCCAAAAATACCGGGCAACGCTACCCCCTTGCGCCCCGGACCGGTGACGAAGGCCAAAACCTTTGTAGTCATACGGGATCGCTGAGTACCGGGCCTGAAAAGGCTGTCACCGCAAGGATAGCGGTCACCGGGAAAAGGGGGTAGGCGTGTCCAGCTTGAGTCTGCAAGACGTTCTTTTTGCCGGGTCAGCGAAACCAGGCCGTCGTGAATACAAGCCAATCCTCACGGCGGCTGAGAATCAAAAGGGCGTGCTAGACGTTGATACGGTCAAGGGCTGCACTCTTGGGATGGCAG